AATTTGAAATTGATGATGAGGATTTGAGAACAGTTACTGATGCTGTTATCGAAGATTTAGAACTTGATGAAAGATTCTATCATAAACCTGTAGCCCCTAAAGTGCAACCCTAGTGAATGAGTTTTATTATGAATCAAAACGACAAAAACAAACTTGAAAAATTTGGTATGACTCAAAATGAATTAAATGAACTAAAATATCACTATGTTGATCGTGTAGTTGATAATATGTCAACTAAGGATTTAGTTCAATATGTATTTGATGATATGCTGAATAATGTTGATAATATTCCAGAAGTTGAATTTCTAGAGGATTGTCGAGATTACTGGGAAGATCAATATGATGAAGTTGTAAAAGACATCAAAGAGTATGCGAACAGCGATTTCAAAAAACCTATGGAGGATAGATGAAAACAATTAATCTAACTGATGAACAATTCGAGCAACTTAAAGAATATGTTATTGAAAGTTGCGAAAATATTATGGATAGGTCACTAGAGTGGGCCGATTCAGAATTGAGTAATGAAATAATTGATAATAATGAAATACTATTTGAGTTTAGATCAATTTTGGAATCAGTAGCCTCTAAAGTGTAACCCTATTGGATAGATTTATTATGAAGAATACACACCTAGAACACCCAGAAGATTCTATTTTATCAGGAGACCTAACTGTATTGGATTGGTTTACCTCGATAGATAATGACATATCAGCAAAGATAGATGGTAGCCCTGCTATTGTGTGGGGAACTGAACCAAAAACTGGTAAGTTCTTTGTTGGAACTAAATCAGTATTCAATAAGAAACTAATTAAGATCAATTATGACCACGAAACAATTAACAAAAATCATCAAGGAGAAGTGGCAGATATTTTGCATAAGTGCCTTGATTTTCTTCCTGTTACAACTGGTATCTTCCAAGCTGATTTTATCGGTTTTGGTGGGGATTCTAGTTTCCAGCCTAATACGATCAGATATGAATTTGAGGAAGAACTCACCCAAGAAATAATATTAGCACCGCATACATTTTACACTACTGATAGTGGTGATTTGCGTGATGCAGTTGCATATCCCCTAGATGTGAGGTTATCAGATACACCTGATGTTATGTTCTTACAACCTACTGTAATACTTGATAAGAACAGAACTAGGATATTTGAATTGTGCCAGTTTGCTAGGCAAATGTCAACTCTATGTGAATTTCCTACTAAGCAAAGTGTTATCAATACTATCAAAAAACATATCAATTTGTGTATTAAAAATGAAA